AAGCCGGCGCTGGGCTCCAGGCGCTGAAGCAGGATGCAGAAGGCCACGGCCACGAGAAGGATCAAAAATGTGGTTCTCAGATCACGCATGGAAAAGGAAAACAGGTCTGAGAAACGGGGGGATTTACGATTGGCAGATGGACGCATAGAGGCCTCCTTTGGACGGCGGGCAGGGTGGCGGAAGAAAGCTCCGCACCAGTCCGGCCCGCTGTATTCAGTATAGCAGACTGCGCGTTAAGGCGGCGCTAAAAAATGAGAGAAAGCAGAAGGATGCACGGAATTGTGCACCTTTTCCGGGAAACGGCGGGGGAGATGGAATGGAGGGGATACAGTTGAGAGAAAAGCAGGAGGACGGCCGGTTCTGCCGGGCCTATCTCCGCACCATGGACCCGGAGCAGGCCGCAGCGGAGGTGGGCCGCAGGGACGGCTATACTATGCTGGCAAAGCGGGCTACCCAGCAGAAGCTGGAACAGATGCGCTGCGCGGCGGCGGACCAGCTGAAGCGGGAGGATGTGCTGCGGCAGCTGGCGCGGCTGGCTTTCGGCCGGGTGGACGACGCCGTGCGGCTGGCGCTGTGCCGGGGCGAGGTGGAGATCAGCGGTCTGGAGCTGTCGGCCATATCCGAGTTAAGAGTAGCAGAAAAGGGCGTGGAGGTCAAGCTGGTGGACCGGGTGCGGGCGCTGGAGACACTGTGGAAGCTGCTGGATGCCGGGGAGCCCCAGGGCAGCGACCCGCTGTATCAGGCATTGACGGAGCTTGGCCGGGAGCCGGAGGAGCCCCATGGGGAATGAGGCGTTCCGCTTTTCCCCCAAGCAGCGGCAGGTGCTGACCTGGTGGCGGCGGGGGCAGTGGCAGGCCATCATCTGCGATGGGGCTGTCCGCAGCGGAAAAACATTCTGCATGGGACTGTCCTTTTTCCTGTGGGCCCAGCACGATTTCAGCGGGCGGCAGTTCGCCCTGTGCGGCAAGACGGTGGGGGCCCTGCGGCGGAACCTTTTGACGGAGCTGCTCCCCAGCCTGCGGCGGATCGGCATGGAGGTGCAGGAAAACCGCTCTGCCAACACGCTGACGGTGGTTTACGCCGGGCACAGGAACCAGTTTCTGCTGTTTGGCGGGAAGGACGCTTCCAGCGCGGCGCTGATCCAGGGCAGCACCCTGGCGGGACTGCTGCTGGATGAGACGGCGCTGATGCCTAGGTCCTTTGTGGAGCAGGCGGTGGCCCGGTGCAGTGTCCGGGGCAGTAAGCTGTGGTTCAACTGCAACCCGGAGGGGCCGGAGCACTGGTTCTACAAGGAATGGATCGAAAAGGCGGAAAGCCGGGGCGCCCTGCGGCTGCATTTTACCATGGAGGATAATCCCGGACTGCCGCCGGAGATCCGGCAGCGGTATGAGCGGCTGTACACCGGCGTTTTCTACCGGCGGTTCGTGCTGGGGGAATGGGCGGCGGCCCAGGGGCTGGTGTACGACTTCTTTGACCCGGCCAGGGATGCGGCGGAGGTGCCGGAGGGGCCTTTTTCCGCCTGGCGGGTGTCCGTGGATTACGGGACGGTGAATCCGCTGTCCATGGGGCTCTGGGGACAGAAGAACGGCGTGTGGTACCGGGTGGAGGAGGCCTATTACGACTCCCGCAGGGAAGGACGGCAGAAAACCGACGCAGAATATGCCGACCTGCTGGAACAGCTGGCGGCGGGCCGGGAGATCCAGCGGGTGATCGTGGACCCGTCGGCGGCCAGCTTTATGGAAGCCCTGCGGCAGAGGGGCTGGCAGGTGGTGAAGGCCGACAACGACGTAGCAGACGGCATCCGGGTGACAGCGGACCTGCTGCGGCAGCGGCGGATCGTGCTGTGCAGGCCATGCAGGGATTGTCTGCGGGAGATGGCACTGTACTGCTGGGACGAGCGGACCGGAAGAGACGCCCCCCGCAAGGAACACGATCATGCCATGGATGAGATGCGGTATTTTGCCATGGATCTGGTGGGGGAGCGAAGCGGGGGGTTCGCTGTGACCAGCGTGAGACGGCAGGCATGATCGTGTTCCGATTTTAATACACGGCATGCCATGGACAGCGCCGAAGCGCCGCCGGGGGCGGAAGAAGCGAGGCGGTGTCGAGGCAGGGCCCCGGCTGGCAGACACGAAGTGGCTGGGAGCCGGTTGGCCCAACGGTGGAGATGCGGTATTTTGCCATGGATCTGATGGGGGAGCGAAGCGGGGGGTCGCGGCTATCAGCGTGGTGAGGAAGGCGTGACGGGAAAGGCCGTGCACGGGTCCATGCACAAAAACGGGATGGGGACGGGTGAAGTGGAAGGCCGATTCCAAGGAGAAGGAGTGGATGGTTTGAAGTTTGGGAGGAGAAAAAGCGGAACGCCGGAGGTCCGGGCGGTACAGCTCCGGGGATGGGAGCAGCATCCCTTTGCGGGACTGCGGAGCTTTACGCCCCAGCGCAGCGGAGAGCTGCGGCTGTATCAGGCGGTGCGGGAAGCAGTGCCGGTGGTGGATGCCGCCGTGTGCAAGCTGATCCGCCTCAGCGGCGGTGTGCAGGTGTACTGCGGGGACGGCGCGGTGGAGACGCGGCTGCGGCACTTTCTGGAGAGCGTGCCGGTGGGCCGGGGACAGTATGGCATCGACGCATTCCTGGAACAGTATCTGGACTCCCTGCTGGTATGCGGCGGGGCGGTGGGGGAAATGGTCCCTGCGGCAGGCAACCGGAATCTGGCGGCGCTGCTGTGCGGCCGGATGGAGCAGGTGGAGCTGCGGGAGGGAGAAAGTCCGCTGGCGTTTCGAATCTGGGGACCGGACGGCCAGGGGCATATGGCGGAGCTGCCCTACCAGGACCTGCTGCTGTTCACCCCGCTGCATCCGGAGGCGGAGCATCCCTACGGCGTATCGCTGCTGCGGGGACTGCCCTTCATGGCGGACATCCTTATGAAAATCTACCATACGGTGGGGGTCAACTGGGAGCGATGCGGCAACGTGCGCTTTGCGGTGACCTGCCGGGATGGGGGCGGCAGCGCAGCGGAGCGGGGCCAGGTGCTGGCCCAGGAGTGGAGCCGGGCCATGCAGGACACCAAGAGCGGCAGTGTCCGGGATTTTGTGGCGGTGGGCGATGTGGACATCAAGGTCATTGGCGGCGACGCGCCGATCCTGGACAGCCAGGTGCCGGTGCGGCAGGTGATGGAGCAGATCGTGGCCAAGACTTCCATTCCGCCCTTTATGCTGGGGCTGAACTGGAACTCCACGGAGCGGATGAGCGCCCAGCAGGCGGATATGCTCACCACGGAGATCACAGCTATCCGCAGGACGCTGACGCCGGTGGTGCAGCAGATCTGCCGGATGTGGCTGCGGATGCAGGGGTACACCGGAACGTTCCGGGTGGACTGGGATGACATCAATTTGCAGGATGAGGTGGAAGAAGCCAAGGCGGAGCTGTACCGGGAACAGGCACGGAAGCTGCGGATCGAGAACGACGCGGCGGAAGGGACTAAGTGACGTGCCTTGGCTTCTGCGAGCATAAGCGAGCCGCGGCGCTGCCGCGCCAAGGGTTTTGCGGAGCAAAACCTTGAAATCGGCGGACCTTGTCTGACGATTTGAGTGAAATAAAGGGGTCCCCGCAAAAGCGGCGCTTTTGTGGGGGTGCCAAGGCGGAGCTGTACCGGGAGCAGGCACGGAAACTGCGGATCGAGAACGACGCGGCGGAGGCTGCGAATGAATCATGACGGGGAGGAGAGCGGATGCTGACAAAGGAGGAGCTGGACCAGATCAACCGGTTCAGCAAGGCGGAACTGACGGCGGATCAGGTGTACACGTTCAGTGTGCGGCTGTGTGACAACGAGGTGGACCGGGACTTTGAGCGATTCGGGACGGAGGATCTGGAACGGCTGGGCGAACTGTTTTTAGGCAAGAGCGGCATTTTTGACCACCAGTGGTCCGCCAAGGGCCAGACGGCCCGGATCTACCGGACGGAGGTGGTCCGGGAGCCCGGCACCGTGACGGCGGCGGGGGACGAATACCGCTGGCTGAAGGGCTGGGCCTATCTGATGCGGACGGAGAAAAACCAAGAGCTCATCACGGAGATCGAGGGCGGCATCAAGAAGGAGGTCAGCGTTGGATGCAGCATGGGCCGGAGCGTATGCTCCGTATGCGGCGCAGAAAACGGGGCCTGCGGCCATGCGAAGGGACAGATGTACGGCGGGAAGCTGTGCTTTATGGAACTGAAGGACCCTAAGGACGCCTATGAGTGGTCCTTTGTGGCGGTGCCTGCCCAGCCCAGGGCCGGTGTGGTGAAACGGTTCGGTACGGAGGGGCCGGAACTGCGGGTGCTGCGCAAGCAGGCGGAGATGGGGCAGCGGTATCTCATGGCACTGCGCCGGGAGGTGGTGCGGCTGGCCATGCTGGCGGACGGAAGCCTGGATGGGAACATCTTTGCCAAAGCGGCAGGCC